TTTCTTTTTACACTCTTTTTCTAAGGCGGGGAAACCTGACGCCCCGTTTTTACGCTCGGTAGTGTAACGTAACACGCGCGCTCATTTATAAAACCTGTATCATAATGTCAGCTCCTTTAAAAGTTTGTATTTTCTACTGTTATGTATTTCAGCGCGAAACACCGGTTCAAACCCGGTACGAGTGATAGCCAATTAAATGGCGAAAATTCCAACGAACTGTTATTCATGGTTGGACTCCTAACAAATTTTCCTCCCGTCGCCTATTGCGGGAGGTTTTAATTAAAATTAATACATATTTCCTCGGCGTGTTATCTATCCGGAAATGGTAACGCGGAATATAAAAGACAGATAAGGCCGTTCCAACTTTTTCGGGGTTATAGGAACAATTAGTATACTAGAGCTACACCGTTGGACGGGGGCGACGTGATACGAGAGTGATTAGCTCGGTAAACGTTCACTAGCGGTTCGATTCCGTTTATAGCTTTATACATATTTCCCGGTCGTGGGTTCCCTATCCGGAAAGGGCACACGGAACACAAAAAGCAAAAGTTAACGCGTTCAAGTTAACTACCGCCAACTTAAACGGGTTAGAGGTGAGAAAGTCTGTACAGCTTACTACACCGCTGGTAGGGCAACGTTACGTTCACGGGTTGTTTGATAAGGTTGGGTAAAGGCGCATAACTAGCGACCTAAAACCTAGTTAAATGACTCTAGTAATGGTTGTTGAGGTTCGACTCCTCATGTAGTAATAGAACGCGCTATACGTCGTAATAGAGTATAGCTAACACAATGTATATACAGCACTATCTCGTATAAGACGGTTTAGGGTTCGATTCCCTAGATAGTGTTATCCGTAAAGGAGAAACCATAAAATACAATTTAAGGCTTACTACTACTAGCCTAATGATACACACACTAAGAGCCTAGCGCTCATACTAAGACGTCTAATTAAAGGCGTCTTTTTTATTGTTTAGAAAAAGAGAAAAAGAAAAGAGGTAAAAGGAAATGAAAACAGATATTAGAAAACGTATCGAGTACGCGTTAATCAAGCGACTAGGAGTTAAAGGGTGTAAAAACGTCGAGATAGATAAAATAGACAGCTTACACGAAAGACGCTATATAGTACCGGTCGGGGAAAGAGTGGACTATATGACGTTCGATAGAAAAGGTGAAATAAGTTGTTACGTGATCATAACGGACAAAGAAGAACTATTTTATAACAAGAACTACCCGTTACACGGACATAGAAATTTTTTCGTAATGCCGGAAGAATTATTTAACGAGGTAAATAGTAAGAGAGATTTTCTCGAAATGGTCGGTAAAGACACCGGAGTAATGACATTAAACGACAAAGACGAATTGTTAAGAGGGTTCGCATGTAGCCGAGTAGGGCTACCACCATGGAAAGCGACGTTATTATTAGAGTGTTTTGCAAGGGCTACGGCTAGAGAAACAGCGAAACTATACGAATTAGAATACAAGAACGAAACAACCTAGAAAGGGGCAAAAAGGGCGTGAAGACTTGAAGAAAAAAGACGGTAGGGACGGAACAAAAAACCTAATACCACAATCTAAGAGAACTAAAGAAGAACAAAAAAAGATAGCTACCCTAGGAGGTAAAGCGTCCGGAATAGCCCGACGGAAGAAAGCGGACTTAAAAAAGACAATGCAAGTACTACTAAGCCTAGATGTTACGGACAAGAAACAGCGTAAGCAACTCGAAGATTTAGGACTCGAAACAACAAACGAGGCCTTGTTAGCCTTAACAACGTTTCAACAAGCCGTAAAGGGAAACCAACGAGCAACCGAGAATGTAATCAAGCTAGCGACTACCGAGAAAGACAAGCACGACATAGCGGAACAGAAAGAAAGAATAAAAGCTATGAAGATGAAGAACAAACGCGAACTCGAGGCGGGAGGTTTAGAAAATGGCGAAATTATCATTTTCAACGACATTCCGAGCGAGTGAGAATATAAACCCGACGTATTACAAAGTATGGAACACACAAAAGCCGTACATTGTTTTAAAGGGCGGGCGGAACTCGTTTAAGTCTTCCGTGATTGCATTGTTGCTAGTGTTTAAAATGGCGCAAGCGATACAAAAAGGGCAAAAAGTAGAAATAGTTATTATCCGGAAAGTGGCGAATACATTATACGATAGCGTCTATCAACAAATTAAATGGGCGTTAGATAAGTTCGGACTATCTGACAAGTTCGAGCCTCGTAAAAGTCCATATAAGATCATACACAAAGGAACTAACAGCACGTTTCACTTTTACGGGCAGGACGATTACGAGAAATTAAAGTCAAACAAAGTCGGGGGAATTATCGCGGTATGGTATGAGGAGGCTAGCGAGTTCAAAAGCTCGGAGGAGTTCGACCAATCAAACGTAACCTTTATGCGACAAAAACACCCGGACTATGACCGAGTGCAATTCTTTTGGTCGTATAACCCGCCCCGCAATCCTTATAGTTGGATAAACGAGTGGACGGAAAGCCTAAGAGATAGCGAAAGTTATTTAATACATGAGTCTAGCTACCTAGACGATACACTCGGTTTCGTAACGGCACAAATGCTAGACGAGATAGAGCGTATTAAACGGAACGACTATGACTATTACAGATACTTGTATTTAGGGCAGGCGGTAGGGTTAGGCAATAACGTTTATAACATTGATTTAATGCAAGGTGTAGACGCTGTACCGAAAGACGAGCGACCAATATATTTATATTTCGCAAGTGATACGGGACACCAACAAAGCGCGACCACCTCATTATGTTTACTACTGACACACAAACAAGGCGAACAACGCCCGCGGGTGTATCTACTAGACACGTACTATTACAGTCCGCAAGGTAGAGTACATAAAAAGGCGCCCAGTCAGTTATCAAAAGACTTGCGAGAGTTTGAATTACAAATGAGTAAGAAATACAAGCGTCTAACAATCCGTAATCGAACAATGGACAGCGCCGAGGGGGCTATTCGTAATCAGTACTTTGAAGACTACGGAATACGCTGGCACGCTGTAAATAAAAAGAAAAAGGTTGTAATGACTGAATACGTCCAATCGCTATTAGCGGAGGGGCGTTTTTATTATCTTAAAACACCTAACAACCTAGAGTATTTTATCAACGAGCATAAAACCTATTCATGGGACGAGAAAAGTTTAATGAATGATGACCCGCAAGTTATTAAAGAGAATGATCATACTTGCGACGCGTTCCAATATTTCGTTATGGATAACTTACGCGACCTAGGATTAGAGCATTAAAGGAGGTGTACAAGTGCATTGGTTAAACAGATTAATTTATCTATTCAAGAAAGGAGGCGGACAGTTGAGGGACATTATTTTAGGACAAAGTATTAATAAGATTACAGACCACCCGCGCGTCGCTATTGACCCGCGAGAGATTGACCGTATTAATGACAATTTCCGAGTGTATACCGGGAAACATAAACCGGTAGAATACCTAAACAGTAACGGACGACGTGTTAAACGTCCATTCGTGGCGCTAAACATGGCGAAAGTAGTTTCGGGCTATATTGCCGGCGTGGTATTCAACGAACAATGTTCAATCTATGTGGACGACTTAAACGGCGACAAGAAAGAACAAACGGAAAGTAAAGCTAATCAATTCATACAAACAGTTTTAAACGATAACAAGTTTAAAAAGAACTTTTCTAAGTATTTAGAGGCTATGTTCGCTACGGGAGGCCTAGCGGTTAAACCATACGTTGACGGTAACAAGATTGAGTTTAGTTGGTGTTTAGCGGACACATTCATTCCGTTACAATCCAATACAAACAACATTAGCGAGTGTGTAATTACCTCGACGTATAGCGAGGCTAGTGGTAAGAAAACTATTTACTATACGTTGCTAGAGTTCCATGAGTGGCAAAAGAACGGCGACTACACTATTACGCATGAGCTTTACTACTCGGACAATAAAGACGTAATCGGGAAACGAATTGCGCTTACTGACTATGAGCCTTGCGCGGACTTACAAGAGGTTATCACTCTTAAAGGGTTAACCCGTCCATTGTTTGCTTACGTCAAGCCTTACGGGTTTAACAATATCAACCCGCGTTCGCCGTTAGGCCTTTCAGTCTTCGATAATGCGAAACCTACGTTACAACAGATTGACGAAACATACGACGCGTTCCGTTGGGAAATCAAACAAGGGAAACGTCGTTTTATTGTTAGTGATCATTTCCTACGAGGCGAACAAGACGCACTAGGTAACGTTCGTACTTATTTCGACGAAGAAACAGACGTATTCGTCGGGTTGCCGGCTGGTATCGACGATATGAGCAAGAAAGACATTACGAGCGACCTAAGAACGGGCCAATATATCGAGGCTATTAATAAGTTCTTATCTACGCTTGAAATGCAAACGGGGCTAGCAAGCGGAACGTTTACCTTTGACGGTAAGAGTATGAAAACAGCGACCGAGGTAGTGAGTGAGAAATCAGACACTTACCGTACACGTAACTCACACGTTACAGAAATCGAGGAGTTTTTAAAAGAACTAATCGTATCTATTTTCGAGTTAGGGAAAGCAAGCGGGTTATATACCGGTAATATTCCAAGTTACGAACAAATAGGCGTTGATTTTGACGACGGCGTGTTTAGCGACAAGAACGCGGAACTAGACTTTTTAGGTAAAGCGTCAATCAACAAATTTATTAGTAAGCACGACGCTATTAAACGATTATTCAACTTAACCGACGAGCAAGCGGGCGAATGGTTAGAGCGTATCAACGAGGAAGAATACAAGTCTAGCGTTGAATATCGCGAAAATAAAGCCCTAGAGGACGAATACGGGGCGGTTGAATAATGACTATCATTGATAAGTTAAACGAGCGTACACGCAACATATCGAACAGATACAACGAAATAACACTAGCTGTAATAAAAGAGCTAGCGGAAGAACTAAACATAACGGAAGAAGACTTAATATTGTGGCGCGCTAGAGTCGAATTAAAAAAGTATTCCGTTGTAGATCGTGTAAGGCGTGAGATAGCGCCAAAGGTTAGCAAGGCTAACAAAGAACTAGAAAAAGAAATAAACGAGGCGAGCGTTGACGTGGAAAACGAAAACGCCCGCTTTTTTAGTACGCCCGACTACGAACTAGCGTTAAAGAGCGTTGAGAGCGTAAAGGAATTAGCGTTTAAGGACTTTCACGAAAACGTACAAAAGACTTTACTTGATAACAACATTTATAACAACGCTATTCGGAAGACATACGACGACATATTACAGCGAACTAGCCGTGAGCTAGTAAACGGAAACGTAACACTAGAGCAAGCAATAGAACGGGCTGTAATGGACGTTTACGAACGAGGGCTACCGTCTGAGTTTATCGACAAGGCGGGCCGTGTGTGGAATGTAGAGCGGTACGCGGAAACAGTCGCAAGAAACGCTATGCAAAACACGTATAACAAGGTACGTACCGCAAGAATGGAACAAGAGGAACTATACACCGTTCTAGTATCTTCACACCCTAGAGCGCGTGAGGCGTGTTCGTATTGCCAAGGTAAAGTAATTGATATTCGACCTATCGGAGAGAATACAAGCGGTTATCCAAGCGCCTACGAGTTCGGTTATGGAACACCAGCGGGGCACCGAGGAATTAATTGCCGTCATCAATGGTTTCCATTCGACCCGGACATAAACGAGAATAACCAACCGCAAATAGAGCCGGAAGACGCGCAACGTACCGAGGCTATCTACCAACAACGGAACGCGCTTGCACGGCGAATTAGAAAAACAAAAGGGAAATTAGAGTTAGCTAAGACGCTAAAGAGTGATAGCGTTGAGCACTATACAAAGTTGCTACGTAAGCAACAAGCACGCATGAGGGACTACGTGAAAGAACATGACTTGAAACGTGATTACAGCCTAGAGCGTGCACCAATTCAAAAATAAAATACCGTCTTTTCGGGAGGGGTAGACGTTAAAGAATACCAACAAAAACTACTTACGAGAGGCAACCTCGTATAAAAGCGTAAAGGAGATATAAAACATGGACTTTAAAGAATATTTACAGTCGAAAGGCCTCAACGTTGCGACAGCGGAAGACATCATTAATGGGATGGCGGAACACAAGCTATATACAACCAATGAAGAAAACGCCGGAACGCGACTAAGCAAGGCAAAAGAAAAGAACAAACAGTACGAGGAAGACCTAAGAAACGCAAATACGTTGATTGAGGAATTAAAGAAAAACAGCGTAAGCGCGGAAGATATGAAAGCTAAGTTAACGGACTACGAAAGACAGATTGAAGAATTAAACAGTCAACGACAAGCCGACAAACTTAATAACTATATCGACCTAGGGTTAACAAGTGCTAATGTTCGCAACTTAAAAGCGGTTAAGGCGCTGTTAAATATGGACAGTATCAAGGCTAATGACAAGGGAGAGTTTGAGGGGTTAACGGAACAGTTAGACGCGCTAAAAGAGAGCGACGGTTATTTATTCAACGCTAGCGAGCCGGAACAATCAAACGCGCCTCGTTTTGCTGGCGGTAATCCTAACAACGAGCCTAAGTTATCGGAACTAGACCAAGCATTATTTAACGGCTTTGACAATGTATAAAACAATCTAAAAAAAGAAAAGAGGATATATAAACATGGCAATTAATTATGCAGATAAATTCGCCCCTAAAGTGGACGAACGTTTTTCAGCCGAGGCGCTATCAGCACCAGCGGTAAATAAAGATTATGATTTCGTGGGAGTTTCAACAGTTAAAGTATATAGCGTTAACACGGTTGAAATGGGCGACTACTCTTTAACGGGAACATCACGTTATGGAACACCTAAAGACCTAGAAAATGAAGTACAAGAAATGACGTTATCACAAGACCGCTCATTTACATTCGTTATTGATCGTAAGTCTATCGACGATACAGTAGGACAAATGGAAGTAGGGAAAGCCCTAGCACGTCAAATTAGCGAACGTGTAATTCCGGAAGTAGACAAATATGTGTTTGGTAAAATCGTGGCAGGCGCGGACGCTGGCAACGTTGTTACAAAAGCAATTACAAAAGCAAACGCTTATGAGTCAGTATTAGACGGACAATTAGCATTAAACGACGCAAAAGCACCACGCGTGGGCCGTGTGTTATACGTTTCAAACGCGTTCTACAAACTTATTAAATTAGACGAAAGCTTTATTAAAGCGTCAGACCTAGGACAACAAGTGTTGTTAACTGGCCAAGTTGGTACTATTGACGGGCTTGCTGTAATTCCGGTTGCTAAGTCTGAAATGCCGGAAAACGTTGAGTTCTTTATCACTCACGCGGTTAATACAACAGCGCCGGTTAAATTAGAAACTTACAAGATCCATGAAGACGCACCGGGAATTAGCGGTTTCTTGGTTGAAGGACGTTTACGCTATGACGCGTTCGTATTAAACAACAAGAAAAAAGGAATTTACGTTCACAAAAAAGCTTAATCTAAGGGGGCTATAAAGTGGAATTAATCAAAGACGGGGTAACACATAACGTTACCGACGAGGTATTTATCCAAGCGCTAAGAAACGAGGGCTTTAAAACGCCGGAAGAATTAGCGGAAGAACAACAACCAAAAGAACAAGACGTTAAAGAGGGGGACGAGTAGCCCCCTTTACTGTTTAAAGGAGGCGAAAGGCTTTTGAAATATTTAACGCATGAAGAAATGCAAGAACTAGCAACAGAAATGCCCGTTACATTCGAGATAATCGCTAAGTTAGTAGCCGAGGCGGAAAAGCTAGTTAACATTTATACACGTCGTTTTTACTTTTACAATGACTTTAATAACGAAAACAAGTTTATTAAAGAGTGCATAAAGGACGCTATCCGTGAGCAAGTAAGATATTTTCATAGCACTAACACGTACACACTAGAGGAAATCAACGACACACCGAAAACGCTAACTATTGGACGAATGACTATTAGTAACTCGTCTAAGTATGGCGGTTCGGGTAATAGTGGTAATTCTCGACCGGTCGCGTGTTTAGGCTTTATGGACAATCTAAGCGCTACGGGGCGTTTATGGCGTGGTGTAGATTAATGAATAACGTTAATAGACTAAAACGACAAATTGAACCTACTTTAATTCATACGGTCGAATACCAAGAATATACCGGCCAAGATAGAAACCATACAGCAAGTTTTAAAAACGGCGTAACTATTGAGCATTGTCGCGTTGATATGACTAGAACGTACACGCAAACAGCGAGTACAGAAAACGAAAGTATTAGCGCCGTGCTATTCATGGTTAACGGGCTATCAACGCCCTTTACAGCATTAAAAGAGAAATCAAAGGTTATTTACAACGGGAAAACATACAGAATATATAAAATACTTGATAATTACGAGCCGTTCGCTAATAACCTTTTCTCTTATGAGGTTGAATTAATCAATGAGGGTTGACGTAAAAGTTAATACAAAGGACATAGACAAGAAACTGTCTAAGGCCAATTTAACGAATGCTAACAGAATAGTAGCGGGACAAATGCTTATGGATATGACGCCCTTTGTACCGTTCCGGAAAGGGACGTTAAGAGGTACGGGACACGTAAACGGTAACGTGCTAAGTTGGAATACACCTTACGCACGCCGTCGTTTCTATGAGGAAAACGTAAACTTTACAACGCCGGGCACCGGGGCACGTTGGGACAATAGGGCTAAGGCTGTAAACATGGACAGTTGGTTACGAGTATTAAAGAAAGGTATCGGAATTTAGTATGGATCTACAAGAAAGATTAGGCGACTATATCGAGAGTTTAAACACCGGTATTCCGTTATTTAATGAGTTTAACGACAAAGGTAACTCGGTTTCGATTTACACAATCGCGGGAGGCCGTACCGTTGTTGAATACATGGACGGGGCAAAGGATAAAGAACTTAACTACGAGTTGCAAGTAAAAGTAAATTTAAACGACAGAAACAAGGGACTAGACGCCCTTAACAAGATTAGTAAAGGTTTAGAGGAACTTGAAACGCTAGAGAGCGCGGACGGTTCCTTTAAATTTAAAAAAATCAAAGTAAGTAGCGACCCTTATTTAATGGACGTTACAAACGACAATAACATTTATTTTAGGTTCACGTTTGTAGTAAGCGTGAATATTAAACCAAAGGGGGAACATTAATAAATGGCAACAATGAAAAACGCGTTACGTAAACACTATATCGCGGATTGGGCAAAAGAACATACAGAGGCACCAGCTAAAGAACAATTCAAGCGCCTAGCTAAGAATATCGCGACAATTACAGACGATACAGACGAAGAAACAGACGACAAAGCGTTTTATGACGGCGACGGAACAAAGGAAAAGAAAGTAGTCGGTATTTCTGAATCATGGAAAGCGGAAGGAATTCGCGACTATGAAGACGAGGCACAAAACCTTATCGCGTCTAAAAAACGTAAAACGGGCGACAATCGTAAAGTATGGCACAAAATCGTTGACTCAGTAGAAAAAACTGAGGTTTGCGAAGTAGCGACATTATCAGACATTAAGAGCGGAGGAGGCGACGCGGGGGACGACGAGGAATTTAGTTGCACAATTACATTCAACAAAATTGCTAAAGAAACACCTCACGTTAAAGGCTAACACGCATGAGGGGCTTTATAGCCCCTCTTTTTTTATGACTAAAAACAGAAAGAGGGTAAAACATGGTAGATATTCAAATTAAGCGCTCGGGCTTTCCGGTAATTATCGGCGGTCATGAATTTTGGTACGACCTAAGCGTTGAGAAAGTAAAAGAATATACGGAAATCGAACAGCGCGTTAACGAACGTTTACAAGAAATTCAAAAGGAAATCGTCGATAAGGCTATTTTAAACGGCGACAAGGTAAACGTGGACAATTTCGACGGCGCGTTGGAACTATCAAAAGAAACGTGCAAGTTAAACTACGATTTAACTTTCGGAGAGGGTACTTTTGATACTCTATATAAAGATTTTCCAGACGTACAAGCATTATTTAACGCATGGTTCGAGGTTCAAGCGTATATCGAGGTTAAGTTAGAACAAATTAGACAAGAAAACGAACAACTAAGCAAAACAAAAGCGGACGAATACAGAAAGAAACTAGCCGAGAAATAAGAGAGGCGGGCGTATGAAGATAAACGAACGCCTCATTAATGAGTTTACTTTCAAGGGTAAGACGTACCCTATTAATTTAGCTTTTGACCGCGTGTTAGATATGCAAGATATACAACTAGATGACGGCTTACTAATCGACGACAAGATAGAGTTAATGTTACGCGCATTAAATATTGATTGTGAGGAAGATTTAAGGGCCGAGGTACTAGAGTACGTGTTATACAACGTAATCACACCGGAAGAAGACAGCGAGCAAGAATACGACTTACTCGGTAATCCTATGAAAAAGATTGTAGAGGAACACGAACGGACAATAGATTTTATTCAAGACGCAAGCCTTATATATAGCGCATTTCGTCAAACCTACGGAATAAACCTATTTAATGAGTACGGGCGCTTGCATTGGTACGAGTTTATAGCCTTGCTAGAGGGAGTTCCGGAAGACACCTTGTTATATCAAGTAAGAAACATTCGAGCGTGGAAACCACAAAAAGGCGACAGCGCGGAATACAAGCGGAAAATGAGAAAGCTTAAAGATCAATACAAAATTAAAGGAAAGGGGGGCGAATAATGGCGGACGGACAATTAAAAATTGAGGTAGTCGTTGACGGCGTGGACATTGACAAGGTTAAAAAGAAAATAAAGGAACTAAAAGCCGAGGCGACTAAACAAGCTAAAGGAGACGGGTTAGAGAGCTTTAAAAAAGGCCTAGAAGAAACCGGACAGAAAGCCGAGCAAGCTAAAACCAAGGTTAAAGAGTTCAAGGACGAGGCCGGAAAGAAAGCTAAAAGCGACGGGCTAGAGAATGTTAAGCAAGATTTAAACGTAACGGGAAACGAGGCGGACAAGGCCAAAGGGAAAGTAAAAGGGTTCAATGACGAGGTAAGAAAACCCGTTAATACGGACGGCTTAAAAGGACTACCGCAACAATTTAAGAAACCAGCGGACGAGGCAGACAAGGGCAAAAGCAAGGTTAAAGACTTTTTCCTAGCGTTCGGCGCTGTACGTATCGCGGAGAAAGCTATCGGGACGTTAACGAGCGCACTAGACGGGGCTATTAAACGTTTTGACACGTTAAACAGTTACCCGCGCGTGTTAAAACTCATGGGCTTTGATACGCAACAAGTCGCAAAGAGTACTAAACAGCTTTCCGACGGTATCGACGGTTTACCTACGTCTTTAGACGAGGTAGTTTCGACTAGTAAACAGCTAACTACAATCACTAAAGACCTAGGGTATTCAACTAAGTTGACTCTAGCTTTAAACAATGCTTTTCTTGCGAGCGGTTCAAGTAGTGAAGACGCTAGCCGTGGTTTAGTACAGTTTCAACAAATGCTATCTAGCGGAAAGGTAGACATGCAAAGTTGGAAGACGTTACAAGAAACAATGCCAATCGCATTAGCTAAGACGGCCGAGGCGTTCGGGTTTACTGGCGCAAGTGCTAAAACACAATTTTACACGGCGCTACGTGAGGGAAAAATCACGTTTAACGATTTCGGTAAAAAACTAATCGAGTTAAACAAAGGCGCCGGAGGTTTCGCGGAACTAGCAAAAGAAAGCACACGCGGACTAGGTACCTCACTTAAAAACCTATCAAATGCAACCGTCAAGGGTTTAGGTAACATGATACAAGCGTTTGACGACTTTACAAAACAAGTTACCGGAAAGAATATCGACCAGCACATAGACGGGCTTAAACACACGATAAACGGCGCATTTACAGCTATCAACACCGCAATTAAAAGCGCGGGGGCGCCTATCGCGTTCATTGTAAACGGGTTTAAGAAACTGTTTGAAATATGCCCGCCTCTAAAAGTGGCGCTAGACGCGGTTATTCTTTCCTTTGTTGCTATGTTAGGTTGGACGGCGTTACAAGCTATTCTAAGCGGTATCGCAACGGGCTTTACCGCTATTACAACAGCTATTATCGGTATGAAAACGGCTGTATTAGCTTTAATGGGCCCGGTAGGTTGGACGGTTGTTGGTGTAACGGCACTCGGCACGGCTGTAATGGCCTTACTCGACCACCTAAAAACGGACGACTTTAAAAAAGCGGAAGAAGATATTAAAAACCTAAAAACCGCAACGGACGAACTCACAAAGAGCGTATCAGAAAACAACGAACAGCATAAAAGCAATTTAAAAGAGATTAAGGAAAGCGGAAAAGAAAACGAGAAACTCGCGCAAGAGGTTATCAGTTTAGCAAACGCGGAAAATCTCTCGGGCGCTCAAAAAATCTTACTCAAAAAGAAAATTGAAAGCCTTAACCAAAGTATCGAGGGTTTAAACCTTAAATACGACAAGAACACCGGCAAACTATCAATGAATAGAGAGGCTATTATGGCCCGTATTAAAGCCGGAGAGGGCGAAAACAAGCTAGTAGCTATTGAGAAAGAGTTAACCAGCGCATACGCCGACCAACGAGCAGTAGTTGAGCAATTAAAAGCCGTTGAGGAAGAAAAACGCAAAGTCCAAGAAATGAGCGGGCTTACTGATTGGGAGAAACGTCAAAAAGTAAAACAGCTTGACGAGCAATATAAACAGTTACAAGCGACACACAAAGAAACGGAAAGTACTATTAATAGCCTTTCACTAGCGCAAAAACAAGCAGCCGTGGAAGTAGCGGCCGCGGTAGAGGCTGGCGCAAACCGTCAAATTGTAACGTATGAAAGCCTAAGCGCTAACCAACAAAAGGTTGTTGACGAATTACGTACCAAGTACGACGAATTACACACATCAGCGACGAACGCGTTTGAGCGTATCAAACAAGACGCGGTAGTATCAGCGGGCGAAATGGCGAACATCATGAGCGAAAATACAAACACCGTTAAAATGTTCGGCGACAATATCAAGACGTTAACGGAACGCGGGTTAGACCAAGGCTTAATCGAGCAATTACGACAAGCAGGGCCAAAGTCAGCGGAACAAGTACGAGCACTTGCAAACGCCAGCGACGCGGAATTACAAACATTAAACACGAAATATAAAGAGGGCGGGGAAACAGCCGTTGAGGCCTTAAAAAACTCTCTTAACATTCCAACAGATACATTTACCGAGCCTTTACGAAACTTAATCACACAAAGTAAACAAACGTTATCCGGCGCGGTAACGGAGGCAGGCTTTGAAGAATTAGGTAAAAACGTAACCGAGGGAATTACGCAAGGTGTACAAGCAAACGCAAGCGCACCGGCGGAGGCTATCGGGGAAATTGGTACTAATATCTCGGACAAGTTCGGTAACGTAATGGGAATACAATCGCCGTCTACTGTAATGGCGGAAAAAGGGACGTTTATTGTAGAGGGTATCGTCCAAGGTATCGAACAATCAAAGGGTAGCGTTGAAAGCATTATGCAAGCCGTCGGAGATACTATTATACAAAAAATGGACAGTACCATTAATGATTTGAAATCAAAAGCAAACGAATTGCCGGGAGTTTTCGACGCTATTCGAGGCTCAATGGTTTCGAGTGGTGAGTACGCTATGAGCGGGCTAGCCGTCGGACTTGCAAACGGGGCCGGACAAGCGTATTCAATGGCGGAAAGTATCGCGAATAATATTCGTTCTAAAATTAAGAGCGCGCTCGATATTCATTCGCCGTCGCGTGTAATGAGGGACGAGGTAGGGCGTTGGATCCCGGCGGGGATTGCCGTTGGTATGGAACGCAACGCGGACGTGGTAGACAGCCCGTTACAACGTATTAAACAACGTATCGCGGGTTATGACTTTAGCGCGGACAATCTGTTACGAGGTGGAAAACGCGCGCTTGATTATGGTGTTAACGCCTTTTCAAGCAATAATTTATTCGCTTTAGAAATGGCACACGGGGGCTATACCGTTGAAGTACCCGTTAACATTTCGGAACGTGAGGTAGCTAGAGTTGTAGCGCCTATCGTTCGAGGCGAAAATAAAAAGGTAGAAAGATTAGAAAGATATAGACGAGGTGAGCGTTAACAATGTTTAGTATTCAAATAGACGGAACAGAAATCGGAAACATTTTAAAAATAACCGACGTAAACCGTGGCGGGTTAGCACCCGTTGAAAACAATACGCGTACTTATTCGGGCGTTAACGGTTCACGTCTTCTAAACAAGCGTTACAATCAACGGCCAATAACTATCGAGTATGTATGTTATGGCGAGGTTGACGAGAAATGGGAACTAGTCAAGAAGATTTTAACGCGGAATGAAACATTAAAAATCGTATTCGGCGACTATCCGGACAGATATTTTTTGGTAACTACGGACGGCGACACGAGTTTTAATAAAATGACGGGTACCTACGCAACGGGTACTATCTCATTAGTTGCTTATTATCCGTTTGCTATCGCTAATAAAGAGGTAGAGGCGGTTCAAGATAACGCAAAACTAACATTCACGAACGACGGGACAGCGGACGGCTACCCGTCGTTTAAATTTACAGCGGACAAAAACTATAAAATGTTCGGTTTCAGACACGCAAACGGCGAAATAGCGCAATTCGGTTACAGTAGCAACGCAACGCCCGTAATTCAAGCGGGACAAGTATGTATCTATGATACGCGTACAAATAAGGCTAAAATCGACGGGAAACTCGTTTATTTAAGTGAGGGACGAGGCTTTACAGTAGCACCGGGACAAACTGAAATAGCTTTAGTTTTTCCGGAGAGTGCTACACAAATAGTTAAAGGGACGGTAAGGAGTGAGTACCATTGATAACATTTTACGATAGACGTTACAACGTACTAGCTCAAGCCTCTTTTAACGGACATGACGGCCTAGTTGCTTATGATGACACATTTCACGACGATTTAAAAACGGGTATAGCGACGTATAAATTCTCGATAGATAAAACGGACGAAAGCGTTAAAAACATTTCTATTGGTTCATATATCCGCGTTTTAACGTTCGATAATGAAAAATTATGGTTCGAGATTTTGGACATTGAAGAAGATCACGACAGAATAGATTTTACGGCTTTAGACGCCGGTATTGACTTAATCGGCGAAAGCGTCTATCCATACGAGGCGGACAAAGGCTATACATTAAAACATTATCTAGACAGATTTATGTTAGACAGCGGTTGGGACGTGGAAATTCCGGACGCGGTAGCGACTAAAACGCGTAAACTCAAATTCGAGGGTTGGGAAAGCGCAAGTAAACGCATTAGGCAGGCTGTAGGTAATTTCGATTGTGAGATTGAATACGACATAGAGGAACGCGACGGAAAACCACATAGAAAAGTTATTCGTATCAAAGAAAAGCTAGGACAAGAAAAGGACGTAAGGTTAGAATACGGTCGCGAAATATCAAATATTAAACGTCGTATCAGTATTCAAAACCTAGCGACAGCCTTACGTGCTAGAGGCGCGGACGGTTTAACGCTAGAGGGGTACAAGTACAACGACGGTCGCTATTGGATAGGCGTTGACACTATTCACGATTTACAAGAGGGCGCTCGTTGGTCGCGACATGATGACGTTTTAAAAGACGGCGGTTATATCGTGGACACATACGAGAGCGAGGCTAAAACTCAAAAAACACTCTTTGACGAAACGTTATTACAACTTAAAAAACGCGCCTATCCGGAGATAGAATACGAGGTACAGTTTAATGAGTTGCCGGAAGACGTAAAGAAAGGCGACACGGTAATAGTCGTTGACTATACATTTAAACCGGCTTTAAAGGTTCGCGGACGTATTGAGGAAATCGACGGTAGTTTATCTCGTAAATTTTACGGGGAGGGCCAAGTCGTTATCTCTAATATTGAGTATAAGGAAACAAACGTTGATGATCGTTTAAAAGCTATCGAACACACACTGTTAAAACAAACCACATTCGACCCGTCGAAAGTTCCGGCCGTTGCGCATATCTTTTCAAGCAACGGTACAGTATTTACCGACGAGGCTACAACTACGCTAGAGGCTAAAGTTACAAAGTTTGATATTGATATATCTGAACAATACACGTACAAGTGGAAACGTAAAAGCGCTAAACTCGAAAACAACGATACGGAATGGAACGCAACGGAACATAACGGCAAACGTCTACACTTAAATAAACAAGATATAAATGTTCAAGCCGAGTTTGTTTGTGAGATTTTCAAAGACGGACAGTTAGAGTTAACACAAAGTATTCTCTTAAAAGACCTTGTAATTAATAAGTACAAGGGCAATACAGCGCCGACAAATGCACAATCGGGCGACTTTTGGACGGACACGTCGAGCGGTAAAGAGGTATTAAAAGTATACGTTAATGGCGCATGGACGCCGGCTATTTCAGATAACACGCAAGACCTAGCCGAGTTTAAAAGAGCGTGGGAGGAAAGTAACCGCGAATACGCGGACAAGTTAACCACGGTTATACATGAGCTAGAGAGTGTTAAGGAAAGCGAGAAATACACGCGCGACATTACGGGACGTTTCGGAGATTTAGAGCAAGCCTATAAAAAGATACTAGAGCAAGAAAAGGTAATTGAGGGCCTAGGAGAAAGACAAAAGGTTTATGAGTTAACGTTGGAACAGTCGAGCGCGGTTATTAGAACATTGAATAGCGTGTTTGACATTTCCGACGACGGTTTAATTATCGGTAAAAACAACTCACAAATGAAAATGGTATTAAATAATGACCGCCTAGAGTTCCTAGACGGCGGACGCTTGACGGCTTACATGACCGGACAAAAACTATTTATTGTTTCGGGGGCGTTCTGGCAAAGTGTTAACATTGGTAATCACATTTTCGAGAAATTCGGCGACGAGTTTACAATCGTATCATACGCGGGAGGCGCTGTTAAATAATGGTAGATATTTCAAGAAAATTATATAACGGCTACGTCCAATTAGTTCTACGAGTCAACGAGGTTGAAATTGACAAAGAGAATAATACAAGTACGGTTGAGTGGGAATTATGGTTAGAACGTGCTAGCACATACGTATACAACCTAAACAATACGAGTGTAGCTAGCGTTACATTTAATGATGATGTAATTCTACAAAAGAACGTAAGTTACGACTTACGAAATAATCAATGGGTTTCATTCGGTAAAGGCCGTAAAGTTATACAACATGACTCAAACGGCGAAAAATCTTTTACAGCGTGGGCAAGGTTAACCGACGTTGCCGGCCTAGGTAATATAGGCTGGTTTAGTGGCACTATCACGTTAACAAAGATTGACCGAGAAAGTCGCGTTAAAAAGGTACTAGCTAGCACGCTAGGGCAACCTGTAACAGTTGAGATTGATAGAAAACTAGAAACACATACACACGAGGTATCATATCGTGTTAACGGTTCGGAGTGGACTATCGTTGGTAATAATATCGCTTATGCAACCGAGTTTATCCCGCCTATCGAGCTAGCAAACAACATTACAGCTAGTGAAACGGGCGCGCTTGATATTCGTGTTAAAACATTCGTAAATGGTAAACAACTAGGAAATGACGCGTTTAGTAACGGGAATAAAATTAAAGTACCGGAAAATCTGTTACCAACGTTTGAGGCGCTAGAGTTAACAGAAAGTAACGCTAAAATGGCCTCTATATTGCCGGAGTTAAACTATTTACAGAATAACTCGGTAATTAGCGCGAACATTAAAAACGCGTCTAGTGTTTACGGGGCTACAATTACAGCGTACAAAATAACAGCACGTTCAAGCGTCGTATATGGACAGCGTGGCGACATTATCCCGGACACGCCGGGAGTTTTCGACGTAACCGGAGAGGTAACTGACAGTCGAGGCCGTAAGTTTACAAGGTCGCAACAAGTAACGGTACACGGGTACAGCACACCACAAATTAATGTATTCTTGCCGTTAAGGTCGGGTAATAGGACTAATAGGAACGTAAAAGCACAAACAAGCATTACAGTTCCGGAAATTAGAGTAAGTGGCCGTAACATTAATGAATACACTATACACGTTGAGTATTCCGCTAGATACGCGGACGGCTCGCAACAGTGGGCTACGGCGTTACGTGAGCGTTCGAGTCAACCACAATTTACTAAGTCGCTAGATTTAGGCAACGTGTATGATCTCGAGAAATCATACGATTTTAGCTTATTAGTTACCGACCGTTTTGGTAATACGGCTAAGTCAAGTTTACCAATCGGAACAGCTAAGACTCTAGCTGTGTTTACAAAAGACGGTTTCGCGTTAGGCGCTATTCCGGAAGAAGACGAAAAGAATTTATTTCTATGCAGTATGCCAGCTAAGTTTAAAAATAATGTATTTATTGACCGTAAAGAGCTACCGGCTTACATTCGCGACTTAATCTATCCTATCGGTAGTTTGCACTTTACGACTACAAACACAAACCCCGCTACATATTTAGGCGGAACGTGGGAGAGATACGCTAAAGGCCGTACAATCGTGGGAGTAGACGAGGCGCAAAACGAATTTAAGACAGCCGGACAAACGGGAGGTACTAAAGACCTACCGTTACCAACTATCGGAGGCCTGGGAGTAGGACAAGGAAACGGGCTTTATTTAGATAAAACAAAAATGAGTCAATACGGTTCACGTGGTCGTGGTTGGGACGTTCATAGTGATAACGAGATTAAACCGGCCGTCGCTAAAAGTAGCGGTTACGACAAGTTACAACCGTACATTACAACGTATATATGGCGTCGTATTGGATAATAAAAGGAAAGGGGCGAATATATGGAACTAGAACAAGTCAAACAAAGAAAACGACAATTAGAGGAAGATTTAACAAAGAGAAACGAGGACTTAAACGCCCTTAAAAAAGAGAAAGCCTCATTAGAGGCGGATTTAAACGTTAAGCGTGAAAGTATTGCAACCGCCGAGCAAGCAATTTTTGACAAACGCGAAGATTTACGCAAGCTAGAAATTGCGCTCGAGGTTATGGAACGTTGAGCCCTCTAGTTTCGGACGCCGTGGTAATTGCTTTTGTGGGCGGTATTGTGAGCATTATTACGGCACAAATTACAACACAATCAAAGAAAAACGCGGAAATGATAACGAGTAAACTATCCGACATAAACAAGGATATTACAGAATTAAAAAAGGACGTTTCCGACGTTAAGGCAATCGGCGGGGAAAATCGGGACGGTATCAGACATACGCAACGATACCGACTATTCAAAGAAATGACTCGCGATATTAAGTTAGGTTATACGACGTTAAGCCGTTTAAACGAGATTAGCAAACTCTATCATAGTTACGAAAAGTTAGGCGGAAATGGCGAAATACATGACCTATACGAGATTTATATCAAACTACCGGTAAGACCGGAAAAACAATAAAAGAAAGAGGTAAAAATATTATGATTAATTGGAAAGTACGAGTTTTAAATAAAACATTTTGGTTAACATTAGTTCCAGCTTTAGCGCTCTTATTACAAACGTTTCTAGCTGTGTTCAATGTTCGTTTAGAGTTAGGCGAAACAATCGACAAAATGTTAGTATTCATTAATGCGCTATTCGCGGTATTAATGATTGTTGGTATTGTTAACGATCCAACAACTAGCGGAATTAGCGACAGCACACGCGCTATGACATACGAAACACCTAACAACCAATAATAGATAACAGCGGGGGCCCTCACGGGTTCCCGTTTTGATTTTAAAAAAGGGGGAACGTATGGAAAAAGTAATTAAAAAGCATTTAACTATTACGTCCGTTAATCGAGGCGTTGAGCAATTAGAGCATGAAATTTACAGCAAAGACAAAGGGACGGCCGTATTCAAGTTTACAACCGACGAGCTAACAGCCTCTAAAGTCCTATGCTTGTTTTATTTCAAGGACACAAAACGTTATAGAACAGTTGAGGCTACAACCGAGGGTAATACGATTACGGTTCCGTTCGATAGCACTTTAATCACTACAAACGAGCCGGTAATTGGTTACGTGTATTTCGAGAAAGTAGAGCAAGCGACGGACGTTTACGCGTTCGCGTTTAACGTAAGGGTTAGCGCTATTGATAGAGCGCAAGAAACACCACTAATCGAGCGAACAACGGGCCGTGTTGTTGACGTTGAAAACATTGTAACTAAACAAGAATTAGACGCGTTGTTTGAGAGAATCAAACAGCAAGGCGGGACGTATGATGACAGCAATTTACGCGCCGAGTTAGAAAACAAAGTAAGCCGTACTGAATTTTCGCAAATTTCCGGCAAAATTGAGGCTTTAGAGCAAAAGACAGATAAAGACACTATCTATGATGATGAGCCCTTAAAACGTCGTTTAACGGCACTAGAGAGCAAGCCAGAAATAGACGTTAACAACCTAGTTACAAAACAAGAATTATCTAGTAAGGGTTATTTAACGGAACACCAACCGTTAACAGAATACGCGAAAAAAACGGAACTACCGCAAGAGTACAACGATACAGTATTAAAAATGCGCGTTCAGACGTTGGAAACTAAAACGGAAACACTCGCGACTAAAGACGAGGTAAAAGCCGTACAGTTGAAAGCGGGAGTAAAAGGCGAACGAGGCGAAAAAGGCGAACGAGGAGAGCCCGGCCCGCAAGGCTTGCAAGGTATTCCCGGCCCGGTAGGCCCTAAAGGGGACGCGGGGCCTAAAGGAGATAAAGGCGAACAAGGCGACAGAGGTTTGCAAGGTTTGCAAGGGGCACCCGGACAAACGGGCCCTAGAGGCGAACAAGGACAGCCGGGGCCGGCGGGAGAACGTGGCCCTATTGGACCAACGGGGCCTAAAGG